CGGAAAGGCTACGATTTACTTGTGAGCTTCGCAGACCGGACGCAAGGACACGAAGGCTATGTGTACCGCGCAAGCAACTGGAACTATGCAGGATGCCGCGAACGCGCCAACGACGGGATGGTGATAGACGGCGCATTTCACCCAGGGCGGACGTGCAATTCTTTGTTCGGAACGCGAAGCCTTGACAAGCTGCGGCAGATGTTCCCGCACAAGACGATAGAACCGCACTACGACGAAGGGAAACACTGCTACTGGCTGGCATTGGGCAAGCGTGGCGAAGCGAAAGCGGCGCGCTTGGGTTTGACGCATAACTTAAATTCTACGACACCCCCTGTCCGTAATTCCGGCAGCGATGTCGCATAACTCAAGCACGCACCCCGGAGGGCCGCGCCATGCATGAAGTCATCGAACGAAACGCGACAGCGGCGGCTGTTAAACGCGACACGGCACCCACACCGCCAGCACCACCACCGCCCCGGCTGCTCGATCAGCTGCGCGAGCGCATCCGCGTCAAGCACTACAGCCTGAGCACCGAGAAGACCTACCTGTATTGGGCGCGCTTCTATATTCACTTCCACGGGCTTCGCCACCCGCGCGATATGGGCGCGACCGAGGTTGAAGCCTTCCTTTCGCACCTGGCCACGGTGCGCACAGTCAGTGCCGGCACGCAGAATCAAGCCAAGCACGCCATCCTGTTCCTGTATAAGGAAGTTCTCGGCATCACCCTCCCCTGGCTCGACGGCATCACCAGCGCCAAGCCATCGAAGCGGCTGCCTGTGGTGCTTACTGTGTCCGAAACGCAGCGCCTGCTCGCCGCCACGCGCGGCACGGCGGGCCTGGTCGTGCGCCTGCTCTATGGTACTGGCATGCGCCTGATGGAAGGCCTGCGCCTGCGCGTCAAGGACGTTGATTTCGAGCGCCAGCAGATCACCATCCGCGCCGGCAAAGGGAATAAAGATCGCGTCACCATGTTACCCGCCAGCCTAGCCGACGATCTGCGCGCCCATCTTGCCGAGCGCCGCCGCTGGCACGATAAAGACTTGGCCATCGGCCATGCCGACGTCGAACTCCCCGACGCCATCGAACGCAAATACCCAAACGCCGGCCGTGAATGGGGCTGGCAGTATGTGTTCGCCGCCGCCGACTACAGCACCGATCCGCGCACCGGCGTGGTTCGCCGGCATCACATTCACGAAAAGACCATACAGCGCCACGTCAAGGACGCCGCCAGGCGCGCCGGTATCGATAAGCCGGCGCACCCGCACACTCTGCGCCATAGTTTCGCCACCCACCTGCTCGAAGCCGGCTACGACATCCGCACCGTGCAGGAGCTGCTCGGACACTCCGATGTGTCCACCACGATGATTTATACCCATGTGCTGAACAAAGGTGGGCGCGGTGTCGTCAGTCCATTGGATCGGGTTAGCGCATGATCGAGCAGACCATCATCGCCTTGTGCGGAATGGCCAGCATCTGGCTCGCCAACGACCCGCGCGAATCGCGGCGGCGCTGGGCCTGCACCATCGGCCTGATCGCCCAGCCATTCTGGATGATCGCCACCTGGCAGGCTGCGCAATGGGGCATCTTTGCCCTTTCGTTTGTCTATGCCGCCGGATGGGCGCGCGGCGTTTGGCATCACTGGTGGCCGCGATGAATATCAGCTACGTCCGCTGGGTCACGGTTGCTCGTGCCGCCGAGCTGACCGGATACTCAAAAGCATCAATCGAGCATAAGATACAGTCCGGCTTGTGGGCACAAGGGCGGGAGTGGAAGTGGGCAGACGACAATCGGCAGATGGTCAATCTGGAAGCGGTCGACCAGTGGGTCGAGCGGTCGACCTCACGGGGATCAAGGCGCGGACGGCGTCCATCCTCATCGACCTCCGCGGCGCCGGCCTAAAGCAGGTTACCTGGTCCGCCGAACCCACCCCCAAAAACCTCACCTACGCGGCGCGGATGCGCGCCGAGATCCTCGCCAAGCACCAGCGCGGCACGCTGGATATTGCGCAGTACTTCCCCCACCTGGCACAACAGCCCGCCGACACATTCAACCAGGCCGCCGACCAGTGGCTGGGCATGATGGCCCCGCGCATCGAGGCCACCACCAAGCGCGAATATGAAAAGGCCCTCGGTCGATTCCGCGACGCATGGGGCAATCGGCCCATCGGCGACCTGACTGCCGCCGACGTCATCACCCTGTTAGCCGGCATTGACATCGCCGCCAAGACCTTCAACAACATTGCCAGCCCGCTGCGCGGCGTGCTGTCGCTGGCCTTCCGCCTGGGCAAGACGCGCACCGACCTTTCGCTGGAAGTGATCCAGCGCCCGAAGGAACAGGAAGAAGGGCCGGACCCACTCGCCCGCGACGAAATCGCCCGCCTGCTCGGTGCCGCCGGCGACTGGCGCAACTACTTCGAGGCCGCAATCTTCACCGGCCTGCGCCCCTCCGAACAGATCGCGCTACGCTGGGGCGATGTAGATCTGAAAAAGCGCACCATCACCGTGCGCCAGGCCCGCGTGCGCGGCGCCGACAAGGCCACCAAAACGCGATCCATCCGCACCATCCTGCTGCCCGACGAAGCGCACGCCGCCATCAAGCGGCAGCAGGCCAAGTCACGGACCGTGGATCATGTATTTATCCACCCGGTGAGCCGCGCCCCGTTCGCCGACACCCAGCCGCCCAGCGATGCCTGGAAGCGGATCTGCAAGCTGGCCGGCATCCGCAGCCGCGATGCCAGGCAGACGCGCCACACCTACGCCACGCTGATGCTGCTGGCCGGCGCCAAGCCAGCCTTCGTCAGCCGCCAGATGGGCCACGCCAACAGCCAGATGTTCTTCAAGACCTACAGCAAGTGGCTGGATTCAGAGGACGACTGGCGCGAGGTCCGCAAGCTGAATGTGACTGAAGTTGTGATAAAAGGCCGGAAACCCGCATAAAACTGGCCCGCCCGACAGGACTCGAATTTGTGAAAAACGAGTTTATGCGGGTTTGCGGGATATTGTATCGCCCGGAAACCCTATATTTTCCGTTGTACCCTGCATCGCTTGTGACAAAGTTTTGTGACAATAGACCAGGTGCATCCTTTCCTTGGCGCGGCCGCTAGTTAAGGATACGGCCTTTTCCTTTCGTTGGCTGGGGAATGGCGCTTCCGGGTTGAGCCGCAGCATCTGCACATAATGCCGCAGCAGCCCCGTGCTCATTTCAACGCGGTGTCGACGTGCTGGTAGCAGGCGGCGAGCCCGGCGCGGAGGCCGTCGGCGCGGGCAGCTTCCCGGCTAAGAAACTCTGCATCCGGTCGTGAAAGCTCGGCCCCGGTTCCACCCTGGCAGTCAGCGCGGGGGGCGTCGGGCAGATGCTGCTGCCGGTCGGGGCGGCTGCGCAGGCTGTCAAGAGCAAGGTCGAGATTACGGCGTACCGTTTGGACTTCGTGAGCGTGGCGGCGGGCGATGGCATTGGCGGCCTCCTGGTGGCGTTGTTCGGTGGCGCGGGCGGCGGCTTCGGCGTCGGCGCGTTCGGTTTGGGTTTTGGCGATCCAGCGGGTGTCGGCGGCTTTGCCGCCCTTCACGTAGCTGTAGCCGTTGGTTATGGCGAAGGCGAGGAACAGCGCCAGCAGGATGATCGGGCTCGGCATCATGCCAGCGCCGCGCTATCTTGTTCGGGCAGGCGCGCGGCCAGCGGGGGCTTGCTGCTGGGGCAATAGACGCGGCGGCGGCTGCCGGGTGGCACGATCTGCAGGTGCACCCAGCTTGGCGTCCATTGCGGGTCTTCCATCCATAAACCGATTTCCTCCAGCGCGTCGATGTTCCGCAGGCACCAGCGTGCCAGATCGCGGTTGCCGTTGTCGCGCAGGTCGATGGCCTCCCCGGTCAGGTGGCGGCTCAGTTTGGCGGCATTGGCGGTGGCGTCGTTGATTTCGGGCGGGCGCCAGCCGCTGGCCACGTGGCTCACGGTGCGCGCATCCAGCGCCGGGCGCACGTTGTCGCGCAGCGCCCAGGCCAGCAGCAGATTGACGCGGCCCAGCAGCTCGGCGGCGTTGCGCTGGATCTCGTCGGTCAGGTGCTGCGGGTAGGCGTTGTCGCGGCCCATCCAGTAGTCGCTAGCGATCAGCATGAGTTGGCTTCTCCATTGGGCAGTCGGTGACCATCCAGCACCGGGCGGCGCGGCGGTCGAAGGCGATCAGGCCGCAGCTGCCGGCCAGCATCAGCAGCAGCGCCCACTCGGTGAGGTCGGCGCGGTCGGCCACCAGCGCGCAGGCGCCGAAGGCGGCCCCGGCGCCGAGGATCACGTAGCTGTAGCCGAATCCGTAATACAGCAGCGGATGGCGGTGGTGGCGGCGCGTGGTCAGGTACAGCACGCAGATGCAGCGCACGATGATGACGCCGGCCATGACGGCGGCGGCGGTCTGTTGCAGGATGTCGAGCATCATGCGCCCCCTTTCGTGGCGCGCCAGGCCCGCCAGATCGGCGCCGCGAGGTGCGGCGCGGCGCCGATGATGGCGGCGGCGGCGTAGCTCATGCCGCCGGCGCCGGCCGCTTCCAGCCAGGGCGCATAGTTGAGGCCGGCGGCCACCACCACGGGCACCAGCGCGCCGGCCAAAAAGCTGGAGCTGGCCACCAGGATGAACACCATGGCCCGGGCGCGCGGCTGCCCTTCCGGCGGGCTGGTGTGCAGCAGGGCGATCAGCGCGGCGATCAGGCCCACGGCCATGGCGATCGGATCAAAGGCCACCACGGCGGCCACGGCGCCGCCGCTGGCGCCGGATTTGATGGCCGTGGTGGCAAGGTGGGCGCCAGTGTGCGCGGGGTCGGCCATGGTCATGTCCTCGTCATTGGAATTTGTAGCGCAGGATCACCACGCCTTAGCTCGCCTGCTTCAACGAAAGAAGCACGCTGCCAGTGTTTCCGCCGCCGAAAGTGACGCCGGCCGTTTGGCTCCCTGTACTACCTGCTGCAGCAAAGGTCTTATCGCAAAACTCCAGTGCATCCCATGTCCCATATCCCGCCGTTGTTTTTTGTCGGGCATCCGCCCGCTCGGTAAATCCGGAGGGGGGTGTTGCATCTTCCGAAAAGTTTGCCGTGATCCGTGATCCAAAAAAACCGAGCACGGAACACCCAGGCAACCCCGTCGTGATCGCCGAGGCTGTCATGCTAGTGTTGGATGTGCCAACGGTATCAAACTCCGCACCCCGATACACTCCAAGGACAGCAGAGTAATTACTGCCGCCACTCAGTAATCCGACCGACACATCAAGTGCGGGTGTATAGGTTGCTGTGGCTATCAGCAATCTCCCACTGGTCATCAATCCAGAGTTAAACCGTGAAGTCCAACCACTGCGCAGATCAAAAATATTGGTGGTTGTCGTAGTTATCAATACGGCGAAAACAAGGAGATCACCAGCTACAGCGCTTGATGGTGTCAAACCCACAGATGTGTAGACCCCAGAAGTGGCGGCATTGTCTGATGACACAAAGTTGAGTGGCGGTGCAGAACTGCCCGAACCAAAACCAATGAGGTGATTACACGCCAACATAATTAGGTGTCATTCTTCACGTTCGTTGAGAAGTACAAGCGGACGCCGTGCAATCTTGCATCGCCTGCATAGCTGTCATTTCCTGAAGCAGCATCTCGATATACCTGAAAGGTGACCAGATCCAACGCTGCGGGTGATCCTGCAACAGTGACAGCGCTGGTTTCAGCCGACTGCATCAAGTCGCCAGCAACTGTGACACTATCTGTAACACTTTGAGCAGTGCCAAAGGCAGCGTCAAGTGTGTCATCATCGCTGATAGCAACCGCTTGAATAGCCCACACCACATCTCCTGATCCACTTGCATTCGACCAACAGAATTGTGCAGCCACTGTCGATCTATCCCACGACTTCGGCATCCCGACTGAAAACTGTGCATATTCCGCCGTGGATTGGTCAAAATCCAGCGTCTTGATCATTACCTTATTGGTTGTGGTTTCCGCAGAACCTGCTGCCGCTCCGTTTGTAGTTCGTGGCAGCATTGCACCAGCGGGAACCCAAATAGTCTGCCGCCCCTGATAAGCAACGGCCGACGCCAAACCTGCTGGCGTAACTACACGAGCAGTGTCGGAGCCTGCTGCGGTTTCAGTGTTATCTGCAAGTTCTGCCACACCGCTGGCTGAGGTGGTGGCCGCGCTCACTGACAGCGAGTTTGGCGCGGTTTTGACCAGCGGGGCCGTCACTGATAACTGCCCGACACCAGTGAATTGCTGGAAGGTTAGGCTGGTAGACCCAATTGTGATGGTGTCGTTGGTGGTTAGCACCCATCCGGTATCGCCGGCCAGTGTGCCCTCATTCACCCATACAAACAGTCCTGCAGAGACTTCGCCCGTGGCGTCCGCATCGGACGCCCGCGTCCAAGTGCCATTGCTGCCGGTGCCCAACGTGCTGACGTAGTAGAGACCGTTCTGGCTTCCAGTCGATTGATCCTTGACCAAGATGCGGTCGTTCGCCGCCAGCGTCACGCCGTCCAGCACATTGGGGGCACCGCCAGCCAGTGAGGCAATGTTCGTCGTCGTAGCTGCCCGACAACTTGGGTGTATATCAAGACCACTGGCGACTGAATCGACATACTGCTTGGTGGCCGGCTGCATCGCGCTGACCGGATCAGCGGCCAGCGTGAGCGTGCTCGCCAATATGAGCGCCCCAAGGATGGTGCCGCCCTCAATCGGCAGGTAGCCGGTCATGTCACGGGCGTCCGTCCCGTCGCACACCACCAGCCGGCGCTTGCCTTGATAGACAGTAACGCCGGTTTGCCCGCTCACTTTCACGGTGAGCGTGTAGGCTCCCGTGGTGCCGTTGTTGATGATCCAAGACCATGGCGCGGCCGGCACCTCAATGGTGGCATTGCTCACCAGTGTGCCGCTGACATCAATCGCCTGCACCCGCGCCTGCGCGTAGGTGAGCGTGGTGGTGCCGCCGGTGGTGGCCAGCGCCAGGCGCGCGTGGTGTGGCTGGTTGTAGCCGCGCACATCCGTCAGGCTGCTGATGGCGCTGCCGGTGGTCACGGCGGTATACAGCGGCAGGCTGCCGGCGGTGAAGGCCGTGGTGTTTTTGCTGATCACCCCGGCGCGCGTCGCCTCGATGTAGTTCGTGGTCGAGCCCGTCAGCACCACCGTCCCGGCCGAAATGCTGGTCAGCACGCCGTCGACCAGCATCTGCCCGCCAAAGTAGCCCAGCGTCAAGCCGCTGGTGGTGCCCGGGTCGTAGCCGAAGGGCTCGATCGGCGAGGCGGCGACCGGCTGCAGCATGTCGATCATGTTGCTATCACGGGTCGGATAATCGGGGTTGCCGATCACCTTTTTATACTGCGTCAGATTGTTCGCGGTCATGGTCAGGATTCCTCAAATACCAGGGAAGTGCGGTAAACAGCGGGCAGGCTGGCGTTCATGGCGGGGGCGTCGGTCAGCTTCACCAGCCCGGCGTAGTCACGCTCGCGGTCGGTGTCGGTGTCGGCCGGGAAGCAGGACAGGAACAGGTCGTTGCGCAGCCCGGCGCGGCGCAGTTTGTCCAGCAGCGTGGCGCGCTCGGCCGGCGTCAGCCAGTCCAGGCTGAAGCTGAAGCGGCGATAGGCCTGCCGCTCGTCGGTGCGCAGGGTGCCGCCCTCGGTGCGCACCTGTCGGCTTTGCTCCTGCCACGACATTGCCAGGCCATAGCTCATGTTTTTTTCAGGCTCGAAATAGTTGCCCAGCACCAGCCGCGCCGCCTGCAGGTAGCCGTCGGCGTTGGCGCTGTCGTCAAGCTCCAGGTCGAAGCTCAGGGCCAGCACCGGGTCGAACCACGCCACCAAATAGGGCACGGGCCAGTCTTCCAGGTTGTCGGTGCCCCAGGGGTCGGTGCCCCAGTCGAAACTGCCCCAGCCCAGCAGCGAGCCGCCCAGCGTCACGGTGCCGCTGTCATACAGCGTGGTGCCCGACTGCCCGGCGCCGTCGTACAGGCGCAGCCGGTAGCTGGCCGTACTGGTGAGGTTGTGGCGCACCAGCGCCAGCGCAGACACGGTTTGATAGCCGGCCAGGTCGCCGAGGATGTGCTGGTTTTCGATGGTGGCATTGCTGCGCCACAGCTCGCCGCGCGTCTGCTTTTGCAGGTTGGATACCGGCAGCGCGGCCAGCGCAGCGGGCGAGGCCGTCAGGGTGGCGGCATCCGCCACGTTCGGGAAGATCATGCGCACGTTGCTCATTATTTCCAAAGCTCCAGCTCGACACGGTTATCCAGCGGGCGCTCGCGCAGGCCGACCACTACCGCCAGTTCGCCGCTGGCATAGCCGAAGCGCGGGTGCGTCAGGTCGACCACATCGCCCAGGTGCAGCGCCATGGCGCGGGCGAACACGGTGGCGCGCACGCGGCTGCGCACGGTGCCGGCCAGGCTGGCGCGGCGCGAGGCCTCGGCGGTGGCATCCGATGACGACACGATCAGGGTTTCGATCACGTCCGGGTTCGGCGCCAGCGGGTGCATGGTGCTCACGCTGTTGGTGGCCTTGGCCACGCTGTAAGGCGCGGCGTACAGCGCGCGGTCGGATTCGCTCACCGCGCCGGCCAGGGCGGCGGCGTCCTGCGGCGTCCAGTTCTTTTGATAGCCCAGGCGCAGGCTGGCCACGGGCAGCGCGCGCTCCACCATGCCAATCGATTCGGCTTCGATGTCGTCGGCAATCAGCGTCTGCACCGGCGTGCCGGCCGGCGCTTCCAGTCGGCCAAGGTACAGCAGGCCCGTGCGGTCGAAGCTCCAGAAGGCGCCGACGCTGGCCGTCAGGTCGTCGATCACGTCGATCAGGTTGCGCCGCTCGCGCACGTACAGGCCCAGGGTCTGCGCGGCGGCGGTGTTCAGCGCGGTGATGCTGGTCGCATCGATGTCGGCCGCCGTCAGTCCGCCGCGGGCGATGGCCAGGTGCTGCACGATGTCGGCGGCGGTGACGAGGTAGCTGCCCGAAGGCTTGGCGCCCTTCACGTCCGCCGTGATGCGCCCGGCCGGCGCGCCCGACAGGGTGAAGGTACCGGCGCCCAGGTTCGGCGTGTTGGCCACCGACACGCCGTTATCGCGCACTGCCGTGATGGCTTCGATCTGCCCGTCATGCACTTGGTAGGTGTGGGTGGCGGCATCGATCAGCACCGGCTCGACGTTGAAGCACTGGCCGAAGGCGAGCGGGATCGGCTGTTCCTTGTTGGCGGTGGTGCCGCCGATCAGGCTGGTCTGGATCGGCTTGTCGAACAGGTGCGCCTTGTCGCGCAGCTTGATGGCCAGCGTGTCGCGGCTGGGGGCGTCGATGTCCGCCACCACGCCGGTGAGAATGGGCCGGAAGTCGGGCCGGTTCCAGGTCGGCGCGCCGATCGATAGCGTAATGGCACGACCGTCCCAGCCATCATTTAGCCAGTCGTCGAGCTCGCCGTTCGGGTTGTAAATTGTGAGCTCGCCGTAGCTGGGCAGCGAACGGCCGGTGAATGCGCCGGACAGCGTGGCTTCAAAGGCCGGTATTTCCTTGATCGCCTCGGCATAGGTCTGGTTTGCGGGCGTATCGATCGGGCGCGTGGTAAAGCACCAGTTCGATAGATACCGGCTGACCGGTGCGCCGTCGCTGTAGGCGGCGCAGTCGGCCAGCACCACACGCAGGCCATCCTTGCCCAGCCAGGCGCTGTATTCCGCGTCGGTGATGCCGAAGGCGCCCATGATCAGGCCCGGATCGCCACTTGCACGGCGTTGGTCACGGCGCGCGCCGTGGTGGTGGCCGATTTCTCGACGGCGGCCGAGAGCTTGTCGAAGCGCGCGGCCAGCGCGGCATCGAGCAGCACGGCAATGCGCGCATCCAGCCCGCGCGTGTTGTCGGCCACGTCAGCCAGCTTGACGCCCAGCGCCTCGAATTGGCGCGTTTGATCGATCAGCAGGTTCTCGAGGTTCAGCGTCCAGTCTTCGGTGGTGGTGGCCAGGCGGCCCAGGCTGGCCAGCGCCTCGTTATCCACTGCCAGCAGCTGCGCCTGCCAGTTGGTGGTGTCGGTCACCGCATCGGCGCCCAGGCCCATGATCGTCAGCGCGTGCTGCACTTCGCCAAAGATGTTGCGATAATCGCCGCCGCTGGCGTAGTAGCCGCGCGCCTGCGCCAGGTAGGTGCTGGCCGCGCCCGACAGCGAGCCCACGGCGGCCAGATCGCCGCCGCGCGCCCGCGCCAGCGTGGCCTGGTACTGGCTGCCCGCCTCGGCGAGCTGTTGCCCGGCGGTGAGTGGCGACAGATCCCCCACCAGCAGGCTCTTGGCGTGGTCGCCAATCGCGCGCAGGCCGGCGCGCATGGCCTCGGCGGCCTGCTCTGCCGCCGCCTGGTTCTGTTCGATGGCGGCGCGCTCGGTCTGGTAGCGGTCGAGCACCAGATCCTTGATCTGCCCGGCCAGCTCCACCTGGCGCCCGAGGTCGGTTTCGCCGGCCAGCAGCGCCTGTAGCCCGGCCATGCGCGAGTCATAGGTATTGCCGCCGCGCACGCCGGCCATGGCCGACATCAGCCCGGAGCGCAGCCCGGTGACGGCATCAATGCCCGACAGCGTGGCGCCGATGCTGCCCAGCAGCGCGCCCGCTTGCGACTTGCGCTGTTCGGCGCTCAGTTTCTGCGTTTCCACCGCCAGTTCGTAGGCCGACTTCTTGGCCCCGCTCATGGTGTCGGTGAGGTCTTGCAGGCTCATGTTCAGCCCGGCGGCAATGGCGGCCATGCGGTCGGCGCGGATTCGGTCGAACACGCCGGAGGCGCTGACGTCGGTGTGCTCCATGCCGAAGTCGTAGCGCTTGCTGTCGATGCTGCTCAACTGCGTGTTGATCGCGGCCCAGTCCCTGGCCTGCAGGCCAAGCTTGGCGGCGATGTTCAGCTCCAGGTCTTGCTGCTCGGCATCGAACCGATCCAGCGCGGCGGCCATGTCGCCGCTGAACCAGGAATTGTTCAGCCAGTTGTAGCGCGAGCCGTCCGGGTTGTTGCCTTGCGTGGGATCGCCCGCAGCATCGGAAAACGCGAACGGCGACACATACCGCCCGCTGCGCATGGCCGCGCCATCGCCATCGAACAGGCCCAGCATCGAGGCTGCCGCGAGGCCGCCGCCGATCCAGGGCAGGGCCGAGCCGAGGCCCAGCCCGGCGTCAGTAAGCGTGAGCGCGCCGGTGGCATCGGTTGCCGCCGACAGGCCCAGCGCCTGGCCGGCGCCGCTGGTGGCGAACGACCCGTACAGCCCGCCGCCACCAAACGGCAAATTGAAGCCGCTGCCACCGCCGCCGGCGCCGCCGGACAGCGCCGCCGTGATCGGACTGACGGCCGCCTGCACGACAATCTTCAGCGCGGCCGTTTCCAGCGTGCGCTTCAGGGTCTTGACGAAGTTCTCGCCGAAGCTGTTGCCATTTTCGAAGCCGCGCATCAAGGCATCAGTCAGGCTGGATTCCAGATCGCGGGCGAAATCCTGCCAGGCGCGGGCGGCATCGTCGGCGGCCTTCTTTGCGGTGTCGCGCAGCTCGATGCCCTGCTTCGCCACGCGGATGCGCTGCAGCGCTTCGATTTCGCGGTCGTAGCGTGCCAGCGTCACCTCGTCGGCATCCTGCTCGGCTTCCATGGCGCGGGCGTGATTGAGGCGCGCAATGGTCAGGTCGGCGATCTGCGATTCAGTCAGGCCGTAGGTTTCCAGGGCCCGTTCGGCGGCGGCGACCTGCTCGCCCAGCGTCTTGGTGTGCTCGGCCTGCGCCTTGGTGGCCGCCTCGATGGTGTCGGTAAGGTCCTTGTAGGCCTTTTTCGCGTCGTCGATGGCGCGCTTTTCGGCCACGAGGCGCATGTCCTCTTCGCTGTCGAGGCTGCCGGCGAGGTTCTTTTGCCCCAGCGCCAGCATGCGCGCCAGGGCGGCATCCTGCGCCGCATTGGCGGCCTTGGCCATTTCCTCGCCGCGCAGGATCTGCGCCCGGAGGATGGCTTCATTCTGGTTGCCCAGTGCCAGTTCGTCGGCGGGCGACAGGCCGGCGGATTGCCCGCCGATCTTGCCCGAGGCGCTGCGGCTGGCGCCGCGCGTAAGCAGCGGGTGGCCCATCAGGGTCAGCGCGGCGACCGTGCGGTCGCTGGTCATCCAGGCCAGGGCCTGCTGTGCCTTGACGCCACCGGCGGCGATGTCGTTCAGCCACTGCGCCACGCCGATCAGTCCCGGCAGGAAATACTCGGCGATATTCATGCCCAGCGCCTTGGACTGCAGCGACAGCTCGCCCAGCAGGTCGTTGAACTGGTCGGCCTGCGGCGCGATCTTGGCCAGCTGCTCGGCGTAGGCTTGCGACTTGGCGCGGGCTTCTGCCAGCCCGGCGCTGCCCATGTTGAGCACCGGAATCATTTCCATGCCGGCTTTGCCCATCAGCTTGGTGGCTAGCGCGGTTTTTTCGACGCCGTCCGGCAGGGCCTGAAACAGGTCGGCCAACTGCAGCAGGGCTTCGTTGGCGTCGGTGGCGGTGATGCCGGCGGCCTGGAGTTCCTTGCGGTGATCGACGATATAGCTCGACAGGCCCTTGATACCCTTGGCCACGGCTTCCAGGCTGGTGCCGGACTGGTTGGCGGCGAGCTGCCAGGCGGCCAGATCCTTGATGCCGACGCCGACCCGCTGCGACAAGTCGTTCATGGCGTCGGCAGCATCGATGCTGGCCTTGGCCAGCGCGGCGATGCCGCCGATGGACAAGGTCGAGGCCAGGGTGGCGCCCATGCCGCCCAGCGCGAGATTCAGCGCGCCGACATTCTTGCCAATGGTATTAAGTGCGGCGCTGGCCTGGTCGACCGCGCTGATAACGATGCGGGTCTGGTTATCGGCCACGGTTCAATTCCCCGAGCGCGGCGGCTTCCATCACCCGCAGGCGGGCGAAGGTGTCGGCGCGCTGTTTCTTTTTGACGCCGACGCGCGCTTCAACCACCGGCAGCGCGGTGTAGTTGAGGCCATGGTAGGCGGCGCCGCCCATGCCCACGCTGATTCGCCATTGTGTCGCCATTGCCGAAAACACCTCCCACGCGGTCCAGTTTTCCGGCCAAACCGCGACATCGGTGTCCACGATCTCGCCTTCCCATTTCAAGCCCATCGCGGCCAGTTCTGCCGCCTCCGGTTCGGCGCCGCGCGGCCCGGTGACCCAGGCGCGCGCGACATCCTCTAGTTTTTTCTTTCCGCCTCCGACAGGGCGCGCAGGTAGCCGCCGAAGATCGCCATGCCGGCGCCGCTGTAGGCTTCGAGCAGTTCGGCCAGCGCGGCGGCGCTGTAGGCGGCGTCCACGTCCTCCCATCCATCGATGATTTCGGCCAGCGTGGCGGCGTCGTCGCGCCCCTGGCTGCCCGCCATCCAGACCGACAACTCGGACTTGCCCTTACGCGTGAAGCGCAGCCGCAGTGGCAGCGGCGCATCGCCGTTCGGGATCTGCACCGTGGCCATGAAGGTGGCGTCGGGCCTGAGCTTGAAGGCCATGATTACAGCGCCACGATCTTCAGTTCGTCATTGCCCGAGCTGGGCAGGATGCGCATGTCGTAGCCGATCAGGCGCCGGCCCTGCTTCTCGACCTTGCGCGGGTTGATCAGCTGCACGGCGGGGGCGAAGACCAGCATCTTGTAGCCGGCGGTGGTGCCATGCACCAGGCCGACCGCCTGCGTGGTATTCGCCAGCACGTTGGTCATGAAGGTCACTTCATTCGCCGCCGTCAGGTCGAATTCGATGCTGCCGGTCATGGCGCGCTGGGCAAAGTCGATCGACTGCCCGGCCTCGCTGGCGGTGCCCAGCAGGTCGACAAACTGCACGTCGTTGCCGACGTCGATGCTCATGCCGCCGGAGACGTATTCCGTACCGCCCGACAGGGCGCCGGTGGCGTAGGTGCAGCCCAGCGTCAGCGCGCCGGTGTTGCTGTCGGTGACGACCAGCGGCGCCTTGTAGCCGGTGAGCGTGGGCGAGGCGTTGGCGGCGGCCGTCAGGCCGCCGTTCAGGCCGAGGAAACGGAACTTGAACACCGGCCGGGCGCCGACCATCAGGTCGATCGACACCGTGCCACGCGCACCCAGCAACTTGTGCAGCGCGCCGTCGTCGTAGTAGTAGATCGTGACCGACTTCCAGCTGCTGTAGGTGGATTCCAGCGCGTGTTCGACGCGCGAGGGCGTGACTTGCGCGCTGCCGGCGGTGTAGCCGCAGGCCTGCAGGAGCGGGTCCCAGGCGGCGGCGGTGCCGGCGGTGCCGCCGTTCTGGAATTCGACGTCGAAGCTGACCTCGATGTGGTTGCTGCCCACGAGCTGCTCGCTGCCGCCCAGGTAGGCGCGGATCAGGTCGCGGTCGATGTTGGTGGCGGCCAGCGGGTTGCAGCTCAGGTTCGAGACGAGGACGGCATTCGAGCCGCCGGTGGGCGTGGGGTCGGTGCCGTAGGTGGATTCGATTTTTGCCAGGATTACCTGGTTACGGGCGTAACGGGCCATGGTGGATTACTCCTTCGGGGCGGATTCAGGGGCCGGCGCGGGCGCGGGCGTGGTTTTGGCGGGCGAGGCGTCAGCGGGAGCGTCGGGCACCCACTGATGGCTGTCCTCGTCGTAGTGATGGCCGGGTTTACCTGCTTTCATG